CTGGGTGTAGCCGAGCTTCTGGTTGTAATCGACCGTGGTTGCCCAGTAGCTGTACTGGTTATTCAGGTTCTGCATATCTGCGTTGAACCCGGCCTGCCACTGGTTGAACTGCGTGGTGGCGTTTTGGAACGCGGTCTGGTTGAGATACTCCTGCTGCCTGGCCTGCTCCTGGGCGTTGGCCGTCAGGAACGACAGGCCAGTCGATACGGCAGCAACGCCAAGCGATACAGGGTCAATGCTGAATGGAATCCCTCCAGCGGCGGCTGCTGCAGCAGGTGCTTGTGCCATTACGCCTCCCTCCAGAACGGGCAAAACAATGCAGAACTCCGCCCAAATGGGCGCGGTCCTTCAACGGTAAAACCAAGGTGCATTAGCCATCGGATGGCTATTCGGTTCTTTGAGTAGACGTAGTTGCCAATGGGACGGCCAATCTCCTTGAGGCAGTAGTCAACCCATTCCCGGCCGTGCTTGCAGAGCATCCGGCGGTGGTTTTTGGTTTCCGTCAACGCAGAAGTGCCCAGCAGCCAAATGCGATCACCGCAGACGCCAGTGATGCCGACAGGGCGGCCATCGTCTCCTTCGATGGCACGGCAGATCGTGCTCTCCAAATAGCTCTCGATGACGGCCTCCAGGGGCTGCATGCCATGGCTGAGCATCACCTCCTCGCAGTCCTGCTGCCGCAGGTGCAAGCCAATTTCCATGGCCACCTCCTCGTTGGCTTCAATCCATCTCATCGCAATGACCTCGCTTTGCCAGTGATCAAGCCCACCCACTCGCAAGTGGAGAACTTGCAGGGGTGTGGCGTGTCGTTGTGGATCTCGACCATGCAGCGCTCACCGCGGCTCATAATCGGGATGTTGAAGACGCCCTCGTAGAAGCGATTGGTGTCAGGGTCGAAGCCAGTCGGGTTGGCTGAACCCAGCACTGAAACGCGGCTGCCAAGGACCGTGCCATCAAAGGTGTAGATGCCGATGTCACGTCCTTCAGGGATGACGTGGATCTGGAAAAACGCTGTTTCGTGGTAGCGGAGCTTGGCGTTGCGCACCTGCGTGCGCTCGACATTGGCCGCCGCCTTGCCGCCGCCAATTTCCTTGTAGAGCTTGAAGCGGGTGAAGCGATAGCGGAAGTTGTATGGCGCGCCAAAGTAGATCGGCTGCGTCGACCAGTTGCCTCTGGCTGTGATGGTCGTGCCCGACGTGATCGAGCCCAGCAGCACGCCGCCATTACCTGTGGTGCTGTAGCCAGACCAGGCTTGGATCGTTCCAGTGGCGGCAAATGGCAGCGTCCAGGTAGTGAGGTTGGTCGTTGCGCTGTAAGTGCCCGCCGCCACACGCATGGCAGTCGGGGTCTCGGTGGTGGTGGAGATGCGACGGTCCAGAAGCAGCGGGTAAGGCGCATTGGTAGGCGGCTCTGGCGAGCGGTCCTGAACCGGGATCTTCTCCAGGAAGATTTCGCTGCCATAGCGAACCAAGCAGAACAGCGTCTCCCTGACGCACAGCACCTGAAGGATTTCGCTGGCCCCGCTCAGCTGCCAGTAGCTCCAGCTGGACTGCGCCCGCTCAGCACCGGAGCCAGCATTGCGGATGAAGTATTTGTAGACGTAGATCCGGTCTTCGTAGCCAGCAGCGCTGCTGATCGAGAAGACCGCATTGCTGGTGTCGTTGACCGTCATCGCAAAGACGTTGCTGGGCACAAACGCCGAGACATAGCCAGTGAGGTCCTGCGCATCGGCTGTCAACGCCGTTCCAGCACCGCGGACGCTGAACTCTCGGAACATCGAGAAGTCGCCATTGGCCTGGCAGAAGACGATGCCGCCACCAGCCAGCTGGGGCCGGACGTTGATGTCGACCTCAAACTGCGTCAACACGGTGATCTGCGCCGTGGCTGGCGTCAGCACAGTCTCCGCCGCGTTAAAGCGGAACTGGTACTGCGGCGAGAACAGGATCAGCTCGTCCTGGTACGGGATGGCATAGCGCAGAACAGACACCCTGTTGTTGCTCGCCACCACGTCAATCGGATCCGTATCAAGGACCGCCGTGACCGTTTCCGGGAAGAACTCAAAGAATTGGCGGACCCGGCTCAGGATGACGTTCTCGTCAGACAAGAAGCCAAGCCGGTTCTTGTAGATGAAGATGTCGTTGATCGGGCTCCCGATGAAGCTCGGATCAGGCGCCGTGTCGTAGTCGCCAGCTACCCGCTCGCCCCAGGTTGGAATCGTGATCCCGCCCTGGGTGCTGCCATTGGCCGGGCCAAAGTAAAAGGTGCCGCTTGGTAGGCGCACCAGCAGGTGCGGCATCGTCGTCGCGTTGACCTGGTACTCAACTCCGGGGCTGACTGTTTCGCTCCAAACGCCTTCGCCAAACGTGCCGCTGTTTGGCTGGAACTCGACGTAGTAGCCGTCAAAGTTGTTGCCCGGATCCCCTGTGATCTCGACCTGGTAGCCCTGCGGGGCGATGGTCGGCAGCTCCGTGAAGGCCTGGACCTGGCTCAGGATTGCCGTGATGTCAGCGTTGGCCCTTGCGTCGTTTGCCGAAACGGTGATCGGATTAGCGGATTGCAGGTGAATCACCGATCCGCTGCGCGTCATGGTGACTCCGGTTAGGCCGGCAGTCGTCAGCCCGGTCATCAGGTTGGCCGCGATGTCTGCGGAGCTGATCCGGTTTTCTGTGACCGTGGTGCCGCTGGTCACAACCGGGGCAACTGCCGTCTGCACCTGGGCCTGCCGGGTGTTGACGTTGACCGTGTAGGTCTGGCCGTAGTTGGCGGCCTTGACCCAGATCAGTGCCTCATGCGCTGCGGGCCTTGCCACGGCCGGTGCGACCGCAGCGTTCATCGCAGGCACCGTCTTGGTGTTGCTGATGAAGGTGTAGTCGGCAATGGTGACGGCCCGCAGCTGCGCCTTGGCGTCCGTCACGCTGGTCAAATAGCTGTACCCATAAGGCGCGCTTACCGTTTGGGCGTTGCCGTTTAGGTCGTAGACCCTGATCAGCGAGTTGGTGACAACGGCCAGGTACTCCTCCACGTTGTCCCGCAGGATGCTGTGGATGTAGCAATCGCCAAAGTCAGTGTTGGAGACCTTGGCGATGGTCTGGGTGCAATCACGCTTGCGCAGGCCCTCCAGGATGGAAGACATGCCGTTGATTTGGATTTCTCCCTGGGAAGGGTCGCGTTGCGCATCGGGTTGCTGGCTAATGCCCTGCGCAAGATTCGGGATCGAATAGGAGTACAGGCTCATCAGAGGCGCATCCCAGAACTGATCCGGCGGGTGGCAAGCCCAGAAGCCGGCGCATAGGTCGGGAAGGGCAGGTAGCCGCGGCTGCCGGTGAGCATGTTGGGCTGGTCAACCTGCTGCTCCATGCGCTCCAGCGCTGCCTGAGCGTCGCGCTCGTCCTGGGCGCTGTAGCGAATCAGCGAGTCGGCGCCCAGCACACGGCTGGCAAAGACGCGGGCAGAGCGAATGGTGACCCAGCGGTTGTAGGCCTCGGGCGCCTGGTCCCACGGCAGCAGCCAGATCACATCGGCATAAAGGGAGGTGATTTCTGCCTCAAGCGTGCTGGTGCGCTTGTAGCGGTCATACACCACCTGCCCCCGCAGCTGAAAACGACCGGCGTAGGCGTAAGGATCCGTGGAAAAGCTGACCACGTTCGCCGGCACCGTGATCTGGTTGGTGGTGCTGTTTTTGACGAACTCGTAGTTGTACTCGCTATTCCAGCTCCAGCCTTTGATCTGCCCCTCCTTGTGGAACTCCAGCAGGGTGCGCTCAGCAATGCGCGCATCCATGATCTGCTGGTTTTCCAGCGTGCTGACCGGCTGCTCGCCAATGTTTTCCAGCAGGACATTGACCGCATCCAACAGCGTCGTCCTGCCTGGGGTGACCGACTGGTTGGCGAGTCCCATTTGACTTCTACGGCCTTGTAGCACTCATTGTGCTGGACAACGAAAAAAGGGGCCAGCATTGCCGGCCCCCTGGGGTGAACACTCCGATGAACCCTGACGGCTCAGGGAATCACGATCTTACAAGCGGACTCAGCGCGCAGAACGCCCATGCCGATGGCCTGGCGGGCCACCAGCAGGTCGGCTTGGTACTGCACCTTGTACTCGGGACCGGTCATCTGCAGGGAGGGGCTCAGCAGGGTGAGAACACCCACGGCTTCCTTGCTGAAGATCAGACCCTTGCACTTGCTCAGGTTCTGAGCGTAGTCGCTGTTGTAGTCACCAGCCTGCAGGGTGTAGTTGGCCTGGGTGACGTGGTTGGACATCAGCACAGGGATGCCAGCCACTTGCAGGACCTGACCGTTGGCAATGGTGCCATTGCCGCCACCACCGCCGTTGAAGTCGGCGTTAATTGCACGCGAAGACTGCGAGATCAGGAAGTAGTCCTCAGGAGTGAAGACTGCATACATGCCGTCAACAGGCACGTCCTTGCCCTCAAAGGCCACGCGAGCATCAAAGATGGCATTGACCAGGGCGTCGCCCTTGGCCTGGCGGGTGGCGCCAGCGCCGGTGTAGTCAGCGCCAAGGGTGATGGCGTTGCCGGTCTTGTGAGCGTTGACCGCCTTGGACAGGGGCTGTGTGGTGTTGCTGGCAGCCGCAAAGATCATGCGGGCAACACGCTTGTCGTACTCGTAGGCCAGAGCCCGGCCCAGCTCGGTCGTGTAGACCTGGCGGACATCGAAGTAGGACATCAGCTCGTCCACCTCGAGGATCGCCACGTCG